CCACTATTACTTGCGAAGTCGGTGTGTATCTGATTAAAGGTCACGTTACTGTTTGTAGCAACTGCTTGTCCGATTGCAACTTCGGTTCCTGATACAGAAACACCTGTTCCTGCAGTCAAGGTTGTTACGTTTCCAGTTCCGTCAAAAGATACTCCGTTGATTGTTCTTGCATTTTGTAATGCAGTTGCTGTAGCGGCATTACCTGTTGTTGAACCTGAAGTTCCACTAACATTACCTGTGACATTACCAGTTAAGTTACCAGTAACGTTACCAGTTAATGCACCTGTAAATGTAGTAGCAGTTACTCCTGCATTAAAAGTAGCTGCACCTGCTTCAGACATATCAAGTGTAAGAGCAGTTATTTCTGAACCGCCATCGTTGCCTTTAAATATTAAATCGCCATCTGAATTTTCTGATTTAATTGTATTACCATCAACAAAAATATTGTCCACATATAAATGGGTAAACGGATAACTTGAATTACCAAGGGGGAATGCAACATTTGGTGATAAACCAACATTTGCAGAAGCTAATAACCATGAAGCTCCACCAGATTTAAATATCAACATATCATCAATAGGTGAACCAGCAATTGATGTATCACCATCTACATCAAAAATAATTGCATTACCATTTGTATCAAGAGGTTTTCCTAATAATATTGTTTCTGCTGAGTCTGTAGTATTAAAAGTTAAATAGTCATTACTACCTTCTGAAATGGTAAGAGCAGTTGCTGAGTTATCGGCTATAGATATCTTTGAACCGTCAATACTAATATCGTCTACTGTTAATGCTGTAAGAGTTCCAAGACTTGTAATGTTTGTTTGAGCTGCACCTGTTACTGTAGCTGCAGTTCCACTAACGTTACCAGTTACGTTACCAGTCAAGTCACCAGTTACGTTACCAGTTACGTTACCTTCTAAGTTTGCTACAAGTGTTCCTGTAGTAACTGTTAAGTCACCTGTACTTGCACCTGTAAATGAACCTGTACCTACTAAGAATTTGTCTGCACTTTCATCCCAACCTATAAATGCGTTGTCTGAGTCTCCTCTTTCAAGAACAATACCCATATCATTTGCAGGTGTTCCTGTTGTACCATTTCCTAACTCAATCAATCTATCTGTAATTGTTGAGTTTGTAGTGTCTAAAGTTGTGGTTGTTCCGTTTACATCTAAGTTACCTGTAACTGTCAAATTACCTGTTGCAGCTACGTCTGCGAAAGTTACATTTGAACTTGTTGCAACTGCTTGTCCAATTGCAATTTCACCACTTGATACAGTAACACCTGTTCCACCTGAGATATGTGCTCTTACTTCTGACGCACTTGGGCCTGTATATGTGATAACACCTGTAGAGTTATTGTATGCAAGTGAACCGTCTCCACCTGAATCTGTTACGGAAACCTTTCCTCTGATTGTTGCGTCTGTAATTGCAAGGTCTACCGCACCGTCACCAGCATCGTCATATGTTGCAGTGATATTTGTGTGTGAACCGTTTGTAGCAAGTTGTGCACCAACAATGTCTTCTATTTCTTCTTCTGTTTTACCCGAAGACGCAATTGTTAAAGTATTAGCTGCATCGTCATATGTCAATGACATGTTTGTACCAGCAGTCAATAGTGCGTTTACTCTATCGTCTACTCTTTCGTTGGTAAGGAATAAATTTGTTGAACCTTCTGTGATATTATCAGAAGTACCAGCAAGACCACCTAGTGTAGTAGAGAAGTCTAAAGTACCGTCACCGTCTTCATATGTAACTGTGATACCACTTTCAGTATTTCCTGATACCATTGCACCAACGATATCTTGAATTCTTTCTGCGTTTACCGTGACATCACCAGCTGATACAGTAAAGTCTGTTCCGTCAAATGTTGCGACACCAGCGTTTGTTTCTGTTGCAAGTTCCGCTGAATATGTGACTGTGCCTGAACTTTCTGCAACATCTATACCTTCACCACCAGCAAAGGTTATTGTTCCACCTAATGCTGTCGCAGTTGTATTACTGCCGTCTGAAACTGTAATTGATGAATTTGATAGTTTATCGTTTGCAATAGAACCTGCCAACATGGCATTAGTAACACCACTTGCTTTAATTCTTAATGCGTCTGAATTTGTTTCGATTGAACTATCGTCTACTCCGACTGATAGAACACCACTTGAATGTGCAAGACCGTCACCAGCTACTGAACTATCCAGTGCGAGTGTTATCGCACCACTTGTTCCACCACCTGAAAGACCGTCACCAGCAGTTACGCCCGTGATATCCCCGACTTGTCCGTTGATTGTTAATGTGCCTGCACTATCATCATATGAGGTAGAAATACCTGTTCCTGCAACGATTAATGCGTTGACTCTGTCGTCAACCTTTTCGTTAAAATCACTTCCTAGTGCGGCTGTTTGTATAAGACCTGAGCTGTTGATTACCTCGGTTGTACCGATACTCAGTCCGTTTTTTACATGAAAATTCTTTGCAGCCACGCTGTTCGCCTCCGTTTACTGTTCACTATCCCAGTTCACAGCATTATTAAAAATGTCTACTGTTATTTATAACTAAACGGAGTTTAGGATTAAGATTCTACTAGTTGTCTATCAAATTTAAAGACAGTTGAACTTGAAGAGGCAGGAGTTATGAGTAATCTTGCATTTGCACCGCTGATATCAGCACTGAATGTTGCTAAATCACTACCTGATTTGAGAATACCATACTCAAGGATATCTGCACTAGAACCGTTATGAGATATAACAAGTTCTGTAGAATGATAATCTGAACCTTGAGTTACGGATACAATGTATCTTGCAGTTGAGAATGTTGCATGTGCAAACGTATCCAGTGCGACTTGAGTTGTCGCAGTCGTAGTTGTAGAACCCGATTTCCTTCTTGAAGAAACTAATTCTTTACTTACAACAATATCGTCATTAGTGGCATCATATTCTATGTGCCTAGAAATTTCTGCAAGTTTGAATGCTAATGACCTTGGCATTATTCTCCTCTCTTAGTCACGTTCCAATAGAACGTAGTATTCGTATTAGCAGGAGTTACTAATAGATTAGTATTTCCTGAACTAACTGATGTATTTAGAGTGAATAAAGAACTTGCAGTTATAACATCGCCATATTGTGAGAAGAATGCGTTTGTACCGTCTGTACCTACTACAACCTCACACGCATGTGACCCACTTGAATGAACTGCAAGTAATGAATACTTAACTCCTTCATATGCAACTGAACACGTATCTAATGTTTGGTCTGCAGTTGTAGTTGTAGTTGTCAACTCACCGTTTTTGAGTGCTGGTAATCTACTGTAAGTTAAAAAGAAAGTTGTATTAGTATTAGCAGGTGTCGCTCTCAATAATTGATTACCACTTGACATTGTTGTGGATAAATCATACAAGAATGAACCTGTAGTTGTTACGTCACCGTATTGTGAAAAGAATGCGTTACTACCGTCATTACCCATGAGAACTTCGCATGAATGTGAACCTGTTGAATGAACTGCAGTCAAAGATATTTTAGTTGACTTTGTTCCAGCAGAAGCAATTGAAAGAATAGTTTGGTTTGAATCAGTAGTTGTCAATGCTGAACTTGCAGTTTCAACTAATACGCCTGGATTTTTAGGTGTTTTAATACAAACAACGTCACCACTTTCACCATTTGCTTGAAGAGTAATTACTGAGGAACTTGTTGTTGCGTAGTCAACACCACCGTCTTGTAATAGTACACCGTTTAGATATACTGCTTCTTTTCCAATATCATATGACAATGCTTGCCCATCATCATCATTTCCTGATATAGTGGTTGTGGTTCCTGTTAGAGAAAAGGTAAAAGTTGCACCTGTTCCATAACTTCCGCCACTTTGGTCTGCCCACGTCAAAGTCCCCGAACCATCGGTTGTAATTATTTGGTCAGCTGAACCGTCAGAAGTGGGGAATGTGATTGCGTCATTAATAGTGAATGATGCAGGATTAGACCCTACTTCTACAATGGCAGCTGAACCGTCATTCTTCTCAGTGTAAAACCTACCGTGGTAAGTATTTACTGCCAATTCCCCAAGAGTGATATCTGAGGTAGTTGGAACAGCGTTCTGAGTCGATGACTTCTTGAACGTTATGACTGTTGCCATGTATTACCCTATTCTAATAATTAAAATGTCCCACCGTCAATACCAGTGATAGTTACTGCACCACTTGATACTGTAAAGTTTGCACTAGCAAAACTTGCGATACCTTTGTTTGACGTTGTTGCGTCTTCTCCCGTAATTGTTATGCTACCAGCACCATTAGTTACGTCAATACCTTCACCTGCAGTGATTGTTCCTAATTGCATATCTCCATTTGAAGTATGTCCCATTAGAATCTGACCGTTAGTTGGTGCAGAACCGTCTACAGAAGTTATTGAACCACTTAATGCTAAACCAACACCTTCCATGTTTCCAAATGCAACATTACCTGCTGAACCTGAAAATACTTCGGAAGTGTTTGTAGCGTCTGAGATAAACGTAAACTTATTTACTGAATCGTCATATCCAAAGAAACCAATTTTAGCAGAAGAACCGTCATGGTATCTAAACTCGATACCTCTGTCTTTGTTGTCGTCTGAGCCAGGAGCACTGTCTCCACCAACTGTAAAGATTGGGTCGTCTACTGTTGTAGTTGTTGAGTTAACAGTTGTGGTAGTACCGTTAACCGTTAAGTTACCTGTTACTGTTAGACTATTTCCTACAGTTACGTCATCAGGTAAAGCTACTGTGATTGTTTGTCCACTCGCAGAAGTTACAATCTCGTTTGTTGTTCCTACGATATTTAGCGCTTGAGAATCTAAGTCTACCGCACCTGTTCCTGAATCACCTGTAACGTCTAAATCTTGAGCAGTTATGTTTGAATCAACATAGTCCTTAACAGCAGCCGCTGTTGGGAACCCCGTATCTACATCATTACTTGAGATACCTTCTGATTCTGTAATAATAACTGCGTCTGCAATTTTAGCAAGTGTGACTGCGTCATTTGAGATAGTCATAACACCAGTGTCCGCCATAGTAGCGTCACCTGACATTACGTTATCTATCCACTTAGATGTTCCTGTATCATACAGTAACATTGCACCGTCAGCTGCTGAAGTGATATTAGTGTCTGTTGCACCGTCAATTGTTGATGTTACTGTCCTAAAACCTAAATTTCCTGAACCATCGGTTTCAATTACCTGATTAGCAGAACCGTCTGCACCCATCAGTGTAAATGTTACATTTGAACCAACCGCATTTGGCGATTTCAAAGCAACATAGTTTGTACCGTTGTCAGAATCTTCTCTAAGTTGAATCTCTGCACCAGCAGTCGCACCATTACCAACAATTAAGTTAGCAGGTGTGGGTGTAGAACCCTTTATGATATCAGTAAAAAATTTACCACCAATTTCATGTATAACTGGGTTTGAACTTGAATCTACAGACTCAATGAACAACTTTGAGGACGCACCGTCATTAGAACGGTCTTGGACATACGCCAATTCCGCTTCTGCTAAATCCGATACTGTAGGGCTAGAAACACCAGTCGTTCTTTTAATTTGAATTACTGTTGCCATTTATTTTTTCCTCGTATAATTCTGTTATTAATCCCACATGGGTATATCCATAATGAACCTATCCACTCACAATGTGGGTCGGAACTCACTGGTTGTTCCCTTGATATGTGTCTTATACTATTTATACGATTAGAAAGTGCCACCGTCAATGACTGTGGTAGTTTTCCACTTATCGGTGGTTTGGTCGTATTGTAGATACCCTTTATCAGTTTCTGAAGCTTCTACGTCTTGTAGTTCCTGAATGGATTTTGCTGATAGATTAACGTCTGTAACTCCAACTTTTAAAGTTTGTACTTTGATATTTCCTGTTCCTCTAAGTTTTCCTTTAATTGCCATGTTTACCTCGTTACGCCTGGCGTTACTGTTGCTTGTCCTTCAACGACACGACTTATTGAACCGCCACTGTCCGTTATCAATAAATCATATACATATCTTCCTGCTTCTAAAGCAGTTGTAATAGTATCAGTTAATGTCATTGTAACTGTTCCACCAACTCCATTATGTGAACATGTAAAGGTTGCGGCCGCATTTGAAGAACCATATGTTTTTCTTAATTGGGCAGTCGCAGTAAATCCAGTGAGATTCAATACATCACCTACTGTATCTGTTAGGTCAACTTGTATAGCAAAGTCTGTACCTTGGTCTATGAATATGTTTGCGATTATTGCCATTTAACTATTTATACCTATTATGATTTACTAAATTGAGCTGCTGGAACTGTTTGGTGAGTTTTTTCTAGTGTTCCTTGATTATTTACATATACTTCTTGTAATTTTCTTAAAGTTCCAGCGTCATTCAAGTACACCGCTTTAACTTTGGCAGCTGCACCAATACTTCTAGTTGTAGAATATGGTTGTTGGAAAATATAATTTTGTTGATAGTTCTGCTGGAACGGATATGGATTCTGTGCACTAGCAGGATATCTTCCTCTAGCATTTGCAGGATATGTAAATGGATACCTTCCCTGTGCTTGATAAGTGCCTGGCTGACGTGCAGTATAAATGAATGGATATCTTCCACGTGCGTTTGCTTGATAACTAAACGGTTGTTGTCCATTTGCTTGAGCTGGATACATACCACGTGCACTAGCAGGATATCTTCCTCTTGCTTGGTAAGTTGCAGGGTATGGATATCTTGCTTGATAAGTGAATGGATAAGGCCCTTGAGCATTTTTTTGGTGTTGTGTACTACCCTGTCCCTGCCCATTGGTAATATAAGGTTGTTGACTTTGCTGTGTAAATGGATATCTTCCAGTTGCAATATATGGTTGTTGTGTTCTTGGAGTAAACGAATAAGGCTGTTGATACGCATAAGGAATCGGAAACTGTGAATTCAATTCAGGTTCTGGCCAAGGAGTTGTACCATTTACAGGTCTTCTTCCATTGGCAATAGAAGGTGTACGACCTCTTACATTCTGTGACCCTTGATAATATCCTTGTCTATTAGCAGGCCTTCGACCTTGGGCATTTGTGCCTGGGTCTTTAGGGTCAAAACTAAAAAAGAACGGATATGGAACTTGATATCCGTGAGGCCCAAAAAGGGGAGTAGATGTAGTAAACGGATATCTTGCCCTATTGACTACCTGTGTCCTCGCTGAATATGGATATGTACCACGGTGGTTAGCAGGACTAGGTCTACGGGCGCTATAGGTATACGGAAAAGTATATGCTATTTGATAATTTTGTTGATAAGGATATGTACCACTTGCATTAGCAGGATATCTTCCCTGTGCTGTATAGTTTGCAGGATACGGATACCTTGCTTGATAAGCGAATGGATATCTTGCGATATATTCAAACGTATAGGGATTTTGTCCTATCGCAGGATAAGTAAATGGATATTGTCCTTGTGCTGAAGCAGGATATGGCGTCTGAGAGTTTGCAGGATATGGATATCTTCCACGTGCGTTTGCTTGGTAAGTAAATGGATATCTTGCCTGATAAGTAGTCGGAGTTTGACCAGTTACAGCTCTTTGTGCCTGCAAAGTACCCGTAACAGCTGCTTGACCTTGATACGGTTGTTGAAAATTGCCTGAACTACCTAATTGTCCTAGTTGACTATGCGGAGTGTTCTTGGTGTTTATATATATTTCGTCTGACATTACACATTACTCATTCACTATATCACAAACCAAAGGTGACCGTCAGAAGTTGAACCAACTGAGCCTGGAGCTGAGTTAGTTACTTCGTAGTCAATTTGCACATCATCTGCATTGACTTTTATACCTTTACCTGCGCCGATATTTATGGTGTTTTCTCCTGTAGCTTCTGTAGTTGCAAGCATACCAGCACCACCTTCAATATCACTGTGAATGGTTAATGTATTAGCGGAATCATTATAAGTTAAATCTATACCATTTCCACCTACTAGTCCACCGCCACCTAAGAAATCTAGGACATCTTCATTACCGTATTGAGCAGAACCATTAATTGTTAATGTGTTACTTGCATCGTCATATACAGTTGCTATACCTGTTCCACCAACTATCAGTGCATTAACTCTATCGTCAACTCTTTCGTTTGTAAAATATAAATTACTTGAACCTTCTGTCACACTGTCAGAAGTATTTTGGTCTGTAGCTTCGTATCTGCTATTACTTGAACTATAAACAAGTATCTGTCCGTCACTTGGGGCACTTCCACCAACGTCACTCAATCCTGTAATACTATGATTAGAAATATCAGAAGTTGTACCTGTTAAAGTTCCTGTAAATGTACCTGTAATAGTTTTATTTGTTAAAGTCTGAGTATCAGTTGTACCAACTAATTCTTGGTCACCACCTGCAGGAAGTGTTAATGTATTTGTAACACCTTCACTATGTGGTTGAGGTCTAATAGTTTGACCATGAGAGTTAACATGACAGTTAAGTCTAATCTGTCCTTCGGTTGAACCACCACCTCTAAATTCTGTTATGTATGTTGCTGAATTAACTTGAATATTACCTGAACTTGAACTCAACGGCCCAATGTGTGTTCCTGTAGTATCACCTGCAACGTTACCTGTTAAGTTACCAGCAAACGAAGTAGAAGTTATACTTGTCCAACCAGTACCATTACCACCAGTAAATGTTCCTGTTCCGTCTGTAATTGTTGGAGCAGTAAATGTATGACCAGTATCAACTGATAGATTACCGTCAACTTTAGTTACACCTTCTAACTGAATGTTTATACCAGTATCTAATGAAGTGATAGAAGGAGTATTGGTTGCGTTTAATACTATACCATTACTATTATGGTTAAAGATTGTATTGTTTGCAGTTTCTGTAAATAGAGAACTACCACCGACACCACCACCTTGAACTGTTAAGAATGAACCAGTAAAGGCATGGATTGCGATTTTATCACCTGTGGTAGCACCTGAAATAAGTGTAATCTGTTTGAATGTTCCGTCTGATTGTTGACTTGCTAAAACATAGTCGTCACCAACTCTTAACAATGCACCATTTTTATAAACCTGTATTCTATCTTTCTTGAATACTAGGTCATTACTAAATGCGTCATTTCCTGTAAATGCAGTTTGTCCACTGGTCGCAGTATAAAGAAACTCTTGATAGAAGAATGTTTTATCTTCTATACTATTGATTGCGTCTATTAGGTTTCCTGTAACGTCTGTTCTTAAGCCAGAGATATCCCCAACGTCATTTGCTAAATCGTTGTAACGAGTTCTAAAGTTTTCTAACGTACTAAATTGGTCAATCGTTTTTGCCATTTGTTCTCTCTAATATTTCACCTAATAGTTGTTTTATCTCTGTCATTTCTACTTTTAAAGTATTTATTTCCTCTCGCTGTATTTGAAAAACTTTTTTTCTTCTAATAGCAGCTTGATATCCGTTGATATCATTATTAATAATCGCACTTGAACTTTCTTCTCTAAGTAGAGTCGAATGTCCTTCTACTTTTGCATGTCCTTTTTCGTAAGCGAACTTTGACATAATATTATGTTGCTAATGCAATCGCTCTCAGGTTACTTACAAGTGGGACTGTGGAAGTATTAGTTGACTGTCCTACAATCTTAATTGCAAATGCTGAGAACTCTGCTAGTCCCTCTTGAGTATAATTATATTCTTTAAAGTTTCTTGCGTCATTTCCTACAGCGATATCTGGCGAACCGTCTGTATTAAAATATCTCCAACCGATATCATCGAATGGTGTCGAGTTATCGTTTTCTAACACCTTGTAAAGAACTTTTAAATCAGTTCCCGAAGGTCTAAATCCGTCTAACATTACCTTCACGGCGGTGCCAGGCGTAGCCAGAGACGCCTTTCTTGTACAGTATACAAATGCATTGTTGTCACCATCGGGTTCCGTAGAATCAACATATGTGATTCCTGTAGGTACATCTGAACTACTGTCTATGTTATTTAATCTGTTCATGATACCTAATGCACCTAAAGAAGAAATGTCAATCATTGGTGACAAGTTACCCCTAGGTGATTGCATTTGCAAAGTACAAGTAAATGACTTCACACTTGCCATTTCATTAGTTTCATTGATAGGTGAAGCAACAATCGAAGGTTGGTCTAAGAAGTGGTTATCATTTAATGTGATAAACTCTGCAGTATTGTTTTTAACATATGCAGTTCCACCAACACCTTCTGGCGATTTCATTGCAGTTGTTCTAATATTAGTATGCAACAATGTTCCTTTCAATTGAACACTTGGTATCATTGTGTGTATTGTATCGAAGTAATAGTTTCTTTGTGCGGTTGCGTTTCCACCACCACTTTGTGTGCTTTCTAGAGCAACATAACCTGTTTTAAGGTCTGTACTAGACAAGTCAGGTATTACCGTATAACTATCAATGTCTGTTCCTGAGATAGCGGTGTATGTTCCATTGATACATGATATTGGAATACCACCGATTGTTTGGTCTACTGTGTCAATGTCAATTTCTACTGTGTTAGTTGCACTACCAAAGTTTGTTACTGTTAGTTTGTTTGAAGTTGTATATCCAAAGCCAGGGTCTGCAATTTTAATTGAAGTTATACTTCCACTTGATACAGTGATATCTAATTTACAACCTGTTCCTGAACCGTCAGTAGTTGTCGCAACTCCTGTTGAAGTAGAACCCATGGTTCCAGTTGTTGCTATTGAACCTTCTGCTTCTATGTTTATAATCGCACCAGTTTTTTCTCCTGTAACTCCCGCTATAACAGCGTTAGAAGAATTATCATACATACCGTGTCCATATGCATAAACTCTTACGTAGTTTTCACCAGCATATGATTCGATTGGATTATTTTGTAAAGGTGAAGCTTCTAATGCTTTGTTATTAAATTTAACAATAGGTCTCTTAGAAATATCAAACCTTGCATACTTCAAATGGAACTTGAGGTCATCTGTTTGTTCTGCAGTCCATGTTGAAGCATTTTGAGATGCGAATAATGAACCAGCATATGGTTGTCCTGAAATTGTTTGTCCTGTTACTAAGTCTGTTTCACCCATTCTTGAAATGAATGCTTCATACTTGTTAGAGTTTGAAAGAACTACAAAACAATATTCTTGATTCTGTTCTAAGAATACTGGACTTTGGAATGTGAATGTTGTAGAAACTGAACCGTCCTGTGACAAATTAACGTCTGCAGGATTTTTTGTAACCTCTGAGAACGGTAATATAATTTGGCCAGGATATCCATTAACCATGTTTCTAATTTCTACAGATACAGGTAAACTCTCGTCTTTAGTTTTAAAGAACAAGTCTACTTCTGTTAAGTACATACCACCACTTTTATCAACTAAGAATGATTGTGCAAGCGGATCCATCCACCCACCAAATTCAAATACATTGAAATCAAAATCAAAATCTATGTTTAACGGTAGATTTATGTTAGGTATTGGTGGCGGTGGCAACGGCGGGTCTTCCCTTGGTGGGTCAGGTTCCGCTGGTGGAGTTGCTGGAAAATTAGGGTCAGGTAATGGTACTGGTGGTGCGTCAGTATCCACATTACGTGAGTTCATTTGTTCACCACGTCTTGTTATCTGTCTTTCACCCGCTGTAGCACCTACTATAGTTCTACCATTTCTAGTAGAAATAATTTCTGTTTGATTAGTTTGTAGTAAACCTTGAGCACTAAATTGTGCTTGACCACCCGATGAAGGGTTAGATTCATTGTATACACTTGACGTTACTTTTAAGTCTCTTTGACCTGTAGGGAATCTATCTGGCCCATTATTAGGTAAATCAAAGTATGCACGAACTCTACCGTTACCATCTGCTTTAATTCCTGATGTAACACCTGTTCCACCGTCCTGAGAATAAGTTGCATTGAATGGTCTTACGAATCTGTTTACGTCTTGTTGGTCAAAGAATACGTAATGGAATGAATCAGGTTTTAAGTTTACTGCGTCAATCTCAATTGTTTGAGCACGTATAAATGGAATAACAGATATACTTACAACTCTGTCATTTCTATCTTCTACAAAATCTTCTACTACAGTAGTTCTAATACCAGTTCTACTTTGTGTTTCAATCGTATTTGTTATTTCTCTTGATACTTCTGTACCCGATACCCATTCACCACCTTGTGCTGGGTCACCACTCCATGAACCACTAGAAGTCGATAGAACCTCTGTAGACACAGTTGTAGGTTCTCCTACCCAGTTTGTTTGCCATGCATTCCAAACAGTTCCAAGGTCTGCACTTTCAGCTAACAATGCGTCAAAGTTACCTTCTCTGTTTATTCTTACTTCGGGTAATTGTGTTTGGTCTTGCCATATATCAGAAGCAGGAGTCAGACTTACATTTCCAATAAATGCAAATACGTGATAAGGGTTAACATTCATTGCCCTTGACGCTTTACTTTGATTTACATAAGTTGTACTTGTATAAGGTAAAGTAATTAAGTCACCCGTCTTTTGAAACTCTGAACTGTTAACTGAATCGAATTCAATATCGAAGAAGTTTTGGAAGTTCTTAGGTCTCAGTACGCCTGATTTCGTATCGACTGAACAATTATAATCTATATGGTTAACGTCTCCGACATTATGTCCTTTAAATGAATCCACAACAAAACCTGATTTGAATCTATCAAATCCGTCTGCATCTTTAAACTGCATTGTTTGTGTATCTCTTTCTAATAGAGATAGTGTTGTTAATCTTTCTAAGTTAGCAACACGATTTGATATCTTACCGATATCTTTCATTGTAAACCTTCTATGGTCTACACTTCTTAATCTTACTCTCTTTAAATCGTCTGTGTAAGGTGGAATTCTTAACTCGTATAATTCAATTGCATCGTCAATACCTTTTGGTTTCATAGGAGTCAATGCAGGTGTTCCTTGAGCTATTTGGAATTCACCGTCTTTGTGTAAGAAGACTTTGTCAATTCTTCCAACATAGAAACTAATATCACCAACTACGTTTGAACCTGGCACTGGTACGTCTACCGCACTAGCACCTGTTGCTGAGATACCTGTTACAGCAGATTCAAATGATTTACTTGCATATGCAAATGGTGATGAAACAATACCCGAAGTCGTATTACTAATATTAATTGGTGATTCGGGGTTAGGTGTTGCTGAACCAAAAGTAGTTGTACCTAATAGTTGTCCTAATACTGGTCTAAAGTCTACTGCGTCTGCTAATTCAAACTCACCGTCAGGTTCTAAACCACCTAAGTCTACTTTACTTGGAACGTATCTAGGAATAGTTTCATAATCGATACCACTGTATGAATTTACGTCAAAGAAGTCACCGTTACCACTTGAAGTAAAGTAATCAAGTAAAACTAGTATCTGATTGTTAGCAGTTGGATTTCCTGGCTTCAATTGTAATCTACCATGGTCATAGAATCCATCTCTTTGTCCATCGTCAAAGTAATATCTGTCTGTTATGTTTGTTGCACCTTGGTCAAAATTAGTTAAGTTACCAGTTGCTTTTGAAGTCTGTCCTACAAGAACTTCACCTTCTATAAATGTTTTGTTTAATGTGGTATAATAAAAATAACTCTTATTTGTAGAACCATTGTAATTTACAATTACCGCACGTGCGTCTGAGGTATTACCTTTTATGACCTCAAAACTTTGAAATGGTATAGCAGGACTTGATGTCTCTGTAATTGTTCCCGAAGGTGGTAGAGGTGCAGTTGCACCATTACCTTCATAGATTGCACGAACTTTAAATACGTCTGCAACACCTAGGGATATTTCTTTATCGTTATAACATGTTCCGTAGAATCCACCTGTGGTTCTAGAGTTTACAACTGAGAGACACCTTGCTTGTTTTAGTGACTTATCTCTGTTAACTGGTGAATTAATATCTACAGTAAATGTTACTTTTAGAATTGCACCGTCATCAGCAGTTGGGAACCCACTGAATTCTAAGTTGTTTCCTGAAATTGTATCTGTAAATGGTGCACCACTTAAGTTGTTGACAACGTCAACCATGTCACCATTTACTAATGTAGGTGAACCTGATGTTTGTGCTTCTACAACTGAGAAGATATAGTTATCATCTGTTCTTGTTGAAAAGGATTCTCCTGAACCACATGTAAGTGTAATTGTACCACTTGACAATGTTACGTTTTGTGACCTTCTTACTTGTACTTGGTCGGGTGTATGTGTTTTTACATAGTCTCTTGGCCATGCAAATATGGACGCAACTTGTTCTTGGTCAAATACTCTTGTTCTTCGTCTAGTTGCGTTTGCGTTTGTTAAAGCAGTTCCTACCGCACCTGTTAGTGTAGCAGCTATATCACTGGTTATAGAAGAAATAACTCTTTCGTTACCAGCACCGTCAATAACTATATCACCTTCTTTAAGTTCTGCAGTAAATTTAGTTGCAAAACCTGTTACACTTGTAGAAGACATTGATACTTGACCAGTTAATATAAAGTCTTGGTCTGTGTATATGTCTGCAGTGAATGTTTCTCTTGCGGTTACATTTGGTGCTTGTGATATTCCACGAACTCTGTCAATATTATATGTTCTTACTTCGTTAGCAGTTCCTCTAAAATTCTCACCAGTATGTTGACCAGCTGACATTGCAAAAGAACCATTTGTTGAACTGATTGCGTCTGCTGAAGTAAATGTTCCTACTACGTCATGGACGTATAATGCACCTGAACCATCGTCATAACCGACAATAGCAGTTGCACCTGATACTGAACCTGTAATCTTATCACCAACTACTGCAGTACCACTATGTGCACTGTACTTAAGTTTGGTAAACATTTTGATATCAAATAGATATGCATTAAACCTAGTTGCATTATCCCAAACTTCTGAACTGTTTGAAGTTCCAGCAGTTGCCATATCAAAGTTTCTAATTCTTGCGAAACCAATTTGTCCACTAGTGTTTTCAGTTCCAGGCGTTGCTGTTACTGCGTCAAAAAGTTTTACGATACCATATGGTTTCTGTGCGTCTGTTCCTGACTCATTACCGAATTCAGGAAGACCGTGTGAGTTTATTACTTTTACAAAGTTACCTAGTCTAACTGGTGTTGATGCACCTGTAAGACTTGCGGTGCTTCTTGCTTTTCTGATTGGTATAGTAGAGCCTACTAGTTTATCTACTTGGTATCCTTTAACATATGCTTTACCAGCAGAAGTTTTAACTACGAATTTAGATTCGTCACCACCGTTAATTGTTGAATATACACCACCATTAGTTCCGTCATCTAAATGTTCTTTAAGATTTGGTACAAATTGGTTTACAATAAAATCACCCGAAGTATCAAATGTTCTTTGTGCAAGTAAGTTTGCAAATGCATTGTACTCAGGTCTTTGGATTGACAGTTCCATGATTCCATTGTTAACTCTCATTAACTCAATGAAGTTTGCGTCTGTAGTGGAATCTATAAGATGTTTTGCTAAAGTTAATTCTATTTTTAATCTGTCAGCACCAGCTGCGTTCTCGTTAGAAGAACCCTGTGCATTATCAAATAATGTAGAGTCTGTTGAAGAACCAACTAAAGTTTCTGCAATCTCTAGTCCGACTCTATAACTTGGTGCACCTGAATATTTTTCAAGTGTTATTTGTTGTTGATTAACCTTAGTAAAAAACCCTCTAGTAAAAATAATACCTTCTTGGATTTCTGCTAATGAAGAACGTCCAACTGGTGTATGAGTTGAGTCCTTAATTTTTAATTCGTTGTTGTTACTTGCAGAAGAAGCTGAACCGTTTGCATCTATTGTGACTTCTTTTAGTTCTTCTCCTGCTGAAAATCTAATAGAGTTATTTGTATCAGAACCTGACTTATACATTCTGACAATGTACGTGATAGGGTCAGTTGAAGTTTCTGCATATGAAGTTACTACCTGTGCAACTGCACCTGTAGTTTCACCTTGTAGATATTTGTTATCAAAAGTAGTTCTATAATTTTCTACACCAGTTGTTCCCAAACCATTAGGGTTGGTACTCTCAACTTTTACATACATAACGTCCATGTCCACGTTTGATTCAGCACCAGTAATGATACTTCCTTCTTTGAACATGTGGTCACCAAATCTTTCAATTTGGTTTTGTAGAATAGATTGAGCTTGTGTTAACTCTCTTGCCTGTATCGGTCTACTAGGACGATAAAGTACCTTATGATACTTTTTATCTTCATCATAATCGTCATAATAAGGCGATACATTTAAGTCTACTTTCTCAGGCATATTTTTATCTCTTTTTAATTATCAATTACATTTGAACAATAAGTTTGATATCTTCAATTTGGTCTGAAGCCCTAGATACCGCACCTCTGTTCTCTATGTAAATGATTTCACCCGAATGCGGTTGCACTTCGGGATAATCTGAATCAACTGCACTAACTGTTCCTATACTTGAAGACCCTAGGAAAACTGTGTTCGTACCACTAGTAGCAAAGTTTACAACTTCACCTTTAACGTTTTCTTGAGGTAAGTGATAAACGAACTTATTACTTGTATCAATTGAGACTATAATACTTTTTGCGACACCAGTTGCGTCAGAAGCTGCACTCATAATAGTATCGTCTTTTGAAAGACCTGTTACTGAACTCAATGTCATTTTGTACATTGCGCTTAGAGTTGTATCTGTTGAAACTGTAGTTGTGTCATCTTGGAATGGGTCTTGAACTAGACCAATTCTTCGGAAATCGTTATCGACTGGGAAGTCACCGCTTCCTTCTGCGAATTCTAATCTTGAGTTTACGATAACATAGATACCACCTAGTTCTTCAACTGGGTTAGCACCATGTCCATAAACTGGTGATATGATTGGTTTTACTACTGCACTTGTTGAAGGTGTACCGATACCTGAAATATCGTCAATATTAATTGAAGCACGTCTGTAACCAGTTCCTTCGTCTGAACCTATGCTGTTTACAAATACTTCTGTTACAGCACCACCAGCTACTTTAACTGATACTGTTGCACCACTTCCGTCTCCAACTACTGCGACACTATTGTAAGTACCGTTAGTATATCCAGCACCACCGTTAGTAACTACTACGTGGTGAATTCCACCGTCTACAGCGGCTGTTTCTACGTCATATTGAGTTGAACCGTCATCTGCACCAGCAGAACCGAATGCACCTAAGTCACCATTGACTTCTGTTTGTGCACCTAATGTTTTTACAGGGATAAAATCGTTTGTTACAAACTTAATAGTTTCTGAAGCAGAAACTGAATACATATACTTCCAAATATAACCACGTCCTGAGGCAGCTGAACTATCTGCGGTTGCGAATGGAGTTGTTGCAGTTCCTGTAGGTTTAACTGTAGATGCAACTACGTTACCTGAACTATCTCTTCCTGTCCTTAAACATTTGTATACATTGTAATCGTCTGTAATCACAAAATATCTTGAGTCAAACAAGTTGTTTGAACTAGAAGCAGGAGAAGTATTTGTTGCACTATAATCATGTGCATACTCGTCATACGTTGTTCCTGTTGTCCAATCCCTTCTTACTAGAGCATGTGATACGTCCGAAGAAGTAATTTTCTTCATTGCAATCATATCGTTATATGCGTCTATCATTTCTCCAATAGAGTTTGAAGGTGTTGGGGTTGTGTCTGATGCGTCCCACTGTTGTGGTCGTCCTATAAAAAGGAATGTCGATGAAGCGGCTTCACCAAAATCTTCCTTAAACTGTCTCGCATTATGGATACGAAACTTTTCTGTTATTATTGCTGCCATTTGATTCTATCTCCTAAGATATAATGTATTTATACTTCTATTTATAACAACTTATGTTATAAAATCTAATTTGTTCCTGATTTAACGTATGCTGAATAGGTTACGTTAGTCCTATCTCTAGCATGGTCGGAAAATTTTGGAATAAAGGTGTTGGGGAACAAAGTTTCCATGTCTTGGATTCTAAGTCCTTCGGGTTTTGATACTTCACTCATGATAACACCTGTACCGTCTTCTAATAAGAAGTCGTCATTATCAGTTTCGTCCTTAATATAGTATGCAATATCATATACTTGTTGACCACTGATTATATTTAGGTCATTGAACGAAGTTCCAAAAGATACAAATGATGAAGTTACAGCATTTTCACTGACACCTTCGACAACTAGTCTATCGTCATTTTCCATACAGATAGAGAACCCGTCCTCTGTCTGCATATATCTTTCTATCAAATTCTCTCTGCTTCTTTCTGTTACAAAATAATCAACTTCTTCTATAGTTGTAGCAGATTCTAGACGCACATTACTTCCGTCTTCCATTATCATTACGTCACCAAAGATACCTTTTACTTCTGCGTCTCTTCGAGGTTCCATTCTTAATGTACACGCAACTTCTTCTACTTCTATTCTATCACCATTTTCCATAACAATAACTTCTTCGTGGTGCGGATTAACTGGAAGTGGTTTACCATTACGTGTAGGTCTTCTTTCTGGCCCACCGTTTACATTTGTTTGTAAAACAAAATATGGGTCAAAGGTTCCGTCACCACTTTCTAAGGATATGGTTGTTGGTATTCCGTTCAATGGATACATACCAACTTGAGTTACCTCTGCATTCTTAGAAACAATTTTAAGAATGTTTATATGTCTTTGTCTATGTGAAGAATCACCGTGTTCTGTTCTTGGTTCAGTAATTGACCCACCTGTTCTTGGGTCTGTACTTGGGGCTGGTATTGATTCATTAACCAATGCAATCATTGGTGCATATGCTAAGTCATGTTCTTCTGTAGATAATGAGTATATTTCAACTTCTTGTCTCTGTGCAGTTCTAGTTGCTAATTGAGCACTTGCATTTGCAGTATCGTCACCACCAGCATTGATAACAATAGTTGGTCTAAATCTTACATGGTCTGCGTCAGCAACATTCATAGAAACATTATTTGTTACCGCAACCTCACCAAAGAATATGTGACCTGCAGGGTGAACTAAATCTTTTACTATTGAACGGAACTTATTAATACTCTCACCGATTCTTACAACATAAGAATGTGATTGATAGAATTTACTATCAGTAATTGACATACCTGAAGCTGATAGAGCACCAGTATCACCTGTTGTTCCTTTGTTTATAAATCCTTCACCTGACTTCGTTCCTCTACCAGTGAATGGATTAAATGCATGAATTTTAAATGTTCCGCCGTTAGGGAATGTGACTGATTCATTTTCTAAGAACATGTTAGTCATGTCTTGAACTTTAAGTAATTGTGTATTGGAGTTAAAGTCTAATACTCTCGCAGTTGAACCTGATACTGAACCTGTAATAATTGTATCTTTTGTTAGAGCAACACTTGGTGCGGATATCAATAAAGGATATGTTGAACTTTGAGATACATGTGCGTCTGAGGTATATCTATTACCTTGTGCTTTGATATTAATTGTTCCAACTCTACCAATACTTTTTGAAAATGCAAATAGTTTCGCACCACTTCCCGAAGAAACATTTTGTTGTAAGATTGTAGAAGTCGCACCACTTCCACCACCAGTTAAAGTTTCTCCTACTACAAATGAACCAGTATCTGTTGCCCTACGATATACTTCTAGTCTATTCTTTTCGTTATTAACTAGTCCGATTACTGCTGTCGCCCCGCCAGCGCCCGTGACAACTTCACCCTGTGTAAATGTTGACACACTCGCAGGATAAATGTATCCGCCTGGGCCACATAGAGGTAATGTACTGTAACCACGTCCACCATTTATTAGAGTTACTTTTCTTATGTTTGAATTTGTTGTTTCTAGATTTAAAGGTGAACCGTCTTCTAAAGTAATTCTCATATACTCTGTGTATATTTCTACTTGGTCACCAGCACTCAATCCTGAATTGAATGTTAGTATACTTCCCTGTGTACTAAAACCTGTTGTTTGTTCTACGTCATTTACAAATACGTGTCTGTTGTGGTCTTCATAAATTACTTGTTGTCCGTAATTATCGTAACCACTGAAAACTGTTTGTCCTGCTGTTGCAGTAAACTGATAGTATCCAAATCTTGTTCCTGCCTCTTGGAATAGTTCGTCACCAGCAGAACCAATCATACCAAATGCACCACTACCGTTAGTACCAGTATTATCAAAGATAACTAAATCACCACCTTCGTATCCTGAACCGTCTGCTTCAATATATACTTCTTCTACAGAACCTGTTTGTATACCTTCTACTACAGAAGTTGAAAGACCTACTTGACCTAACTGGTTTTTTGAACCTTGGAAATTAATATCGTCATTTATTGCATACAAAGAACCTATCGAAGCAAAACTTGATTCTAATATCAAACCACCACCGTCTTCTAGAAGAATGTCTCCGTCATCACCGTGGTCAATGTATATTGAAGAATCGTTATCATTGAATGTTGAAATGATACCTGATACTGTTCCTGCTCTTTTTACTTTAGTATCTCTATCTAAAAGTTCTATAGTAGAACCTTCTCTAAATTCTTTACTTGCTATGTTTGTTATATCAAGTGAAAATAATGTTTCAGAACCAACCACTGGATATACAATGTTAACGATACCCTGTGCGTAAACAACTCCACCTTCATATTCAGTTATGGTATCTGTTGCTTGTGGTCTATCTTTTTCTATGGGGATATTAACAACCATTCTTCTTTCTGAAACATAAGAAGATTCACTTGACTTGATTGTATTATCGAATGGATATGATACCTCTGCTTCCTGCCCGTATAGAAGTCTTAAAAGGAACTTTAATGAATCAGGGGAACCTTTCTTTTGATAAAGGTCTCTGATATGTTTTATTGTACTTCTCTTGTTTGAGTTTAAACTCGCATCAAGAGAGGGCATGAAATCTTTTTGGAAAAATTCTAAGAAGTTTTCTGTTGTTTTATCTACGTCTGAGTATTCTAAGATTTTATTATTTGCACGAATACTAGATTCTTTATATGTGGAAACAACACCAGTTTGTCCACCTGTTCTACCAGTTACATTTTCAAGAGGTTTGAAACCAAAACCTGAAATAGTCTTAACGAATAATTGGTCTCCGTTAACGACATTAATCTTTGCGACTGTTTTAGATTTATCACCAACAAGATACTCACCTACAGTAAATGGGTCAGCACTTGCAGTTGGATTAGTAACTGTTTGCTCTAATAATATTTTATTGTCTACAGTTGTAGAAGGAGAGATGGTTGCAGTTTCATAAAGTATGTCACCACTTCCATCTTCCAATCCTACGTTGTCAATAGTTGATTGACTTTTGAGAACTACTGTCTCATGTTCTAGGAACTCAAAGTACGCTTTCAGGAAGGCGACAAATTCTGGCGACTCTGCCTGAACAAAGTCGGGTACTAGACTATTAAGTCTAGGTAGTAATTTGTCAACCCCCTGAATTCCACTCATATTATGATAGTGTAACTGTACTATTAAAGTTTGATAGAACAAACCAGTTAGAACCGTCCCAAACACAGATAACCGCATCACCCTGAGTATCCTGAGAGATTTGGTTACTTGAACTTGTTCCACTTCCGAAACTGGTTACAGTAATGTTAGCCGCATGGGAAGATGCAGGTTCAGTTTTTTGATAAATCAATTTTAACTGACCAACGTCTGTTCCGTTGTCTAACGTAAATGCAACGTTACCTGAAGCACCTGATAAATCAATCGCAGTTGCGAATGAAGAAGCAAGGTTACTTGCAGTTGCCGTTACTGTTGTAATATCGTCAACTGCTAAGTGAGTTGGGATATTTTCAAAAAGTTGAGCAATTGTCATCTTTTTGTTTACAGGCGTTCCGCCTGGGTTATCAACGATGTGAAGTAAATCATCACCACCGATGTCTGCGTCTGCTACTGCAGTTAACGCTGATATTTTCTTATCTGCCATTTGAATTTTCTCCTATTTTAATCCAATTTAATGGTAAACTACTCAGGGGACTCCTGACCACTTTATCCATGGTTAATAAGTCGAGGTTGACGTTGGAGTAAATCCTACACCAGCACTCGATTCACCGCTTGCAACGGTATCCAATTCACTTGAGACCTTGATATCAGCAGAAGAGATATCGATTAACGAACCTCTCTTTGCAATAACATCATTTGAGTTAGGTATTAAAGTGAAGTCAATCGTATTGTCTGAATTAACTGTTGAAGTTATGTTCAGAGCATTGATTGTTATTTTACCAGTGCCATATGCGATAGTACCCGCTTGGTTATCTTGATAGACTCTTACAGAACCTGATAGATAGTACCTACGGATATTACCTTCACCGTCATCGTCAAAAAACATGACGTTGGTTGCATCGCCACTAATGTAAAATCCTGTTGACGTTGTAATACCACCAGCGTGTTTATTATGTCCACTGTGTGGGTTATACAACGGGTTACCAAAGTCTACTGTTATTCCAGCAGTTTGACCTAGTAACAAAATCTTTTTCTTAAGCATTAGTCTTACGTTAGTTACATTTGATAGAATAGAACTATCCACTTCGTCTATGTTTCTTAGAAGATTTGAATGTCTGAATATACTATCAAAGTTATTAAGATTATCTGTATCATATTTAACGATAGCGTTCTTAACTAAAGTTTCTAACTCACCACTTGTTAAATCTGTTAATTTTTCATTGAATTGAAATGTAGTATTAAGTAAAATCTTAATAATTTCAGCGTCTACTATTTCAGGTCTAACTGTTATAACATTTAGTTTGTTTAGATTTGCTTTGACCTGTGTCTTTTCTACGTCTGATAAGTAATCACTATTCAATGGTTTGATTGCAACAAAAACTTTACCATATACAGGTGGGTCATTATCTTCTCCGCCCCATACTGCTACTGCATCTGCATTTGGATAATACTCTGAGACTTTTGCTTTGTAGTCATTCAATGTTACTAATCTGTTTTGTGAAGAATAGAACTTTGTTGCCTTAAACTTGATTGATTCTACAGATTCTTTTTCTGAACCACCCTGTGCTATATTTGTAGTTACAACTGTTGAATCTGAGAAACCATTGATTGCGTCAGTAAGACTAAATGTATTTGCGCCATTAGCATGAATAACGTCTACAATCGTATATTGTATTGTAATAATATCTCCGTCATTCAATTCTGCACCGATACTACCGTCACCAAAATATACTTCGGTAAATCCGTCTTCGTTTTCTTGAGTAAAGTATACTTTACTTGTAGAAAGAATATTTGATATATCACTTGCAAGAGCATATGCGGTACTTGTACCACCTGAGTTTACAGATACAGTCATTGCAGTTCTATCTATTCTTGATTGACTTAGTACAAACTTAGGATTTGCAATTTGTCTATCATAAACAAAAACGTCACTTGCATTTGTTCCTTGTTTTATATTGATTCCTGTATAAGAAAAACTTTTTCCATTTGGTTGAGGTGTTACACCTGCACTTACAACAAAGTTGTATGCTTTACCGTCATACTGAGTTGAGAATCTTGTACCTGCTTCGATAGTCATATCGTTTGCACTTGGGAATGTACCGTCTGCATTTCTTACGTTATTCATAGTTAGGTCAACGATTGCTGTAGAGGCAGATTCTGAAGCAGGGACGAAACCTAAATCTTTCGCACGTGATACAACGTTCTTTCTCATTTGTGCGGAATCTAAGAATAGTTCTGAAGCAGCTATGTTTGTGTTTACTGCTCCGATATGTGATGAATACGCAAGTAAGTCTATTAACATTGAAAGTGTTGAACCTTCAAAGTCATAATCTTTTAGACTATCTTGTCCTTTTAAATAACTTTTCAGATTTTGACTTATATCGTCAAAGTCTAAATCAGTTACATTTAGTGATGAACTTTTAACTGCCATTTAGTGTCCTCTATCTCGCCCTGCTAACAGTGAAATCTAGTTCCTGTCCTTGGGAGTTGTTCTTTATGTTGTAGAAAATAGTAACGTCCAATTCATTTCTATCTGATACTTCGCCGAATTGAACCTTTACATTCTCAACTCTTGGTTCAAAGTCTTCGATAATCTTTTGAACTCTGACTGCAAGTCTTCTTACTTTCCTATCCGTGGTCATTTCAAAAAGTTGATTCCTCAAAGAAGACCCCAAACTTGGTTTGAAGGGTCTCTCATAAAAATTAGTTAGAACTATATTTCTAACTGCACGTTTAATAGCGTCTGTATCATATTTAATGGTAACGTCACCCGTAATCGGGTGTGGTCTAAACCTAAAATCTATATCTGCGTATAGTTTTGTTTCCGCAACGTTTTGTCCCTGTGATTTTAAGTCTGCCATACTTCTATTTATACAACCTCTCTAAATTTATGCATCAGGAATTGTGGTATCTGTTTGAACACCAGCATTAGCACCAACACCTGTATCTTTAGAAGTTGATTTGTGTACATGAGTCGCAAGAGTCGGTGCGTTTCCAGCGTCTGTTGATACGTCACCAACTGAATGTGTTGTTTTAGTAACATGTACTGTACCGTCAACTGTTAAATTTGTAGTCATAAGTGTTTCGGGTGAAGTGAATGTTGTATTACCAACCACGTCTGCATTTAGTGTTCCGCCTATACTTGCATTTACGTTTCCGTCTACCATTAAATCTGTATGTCCTGCTACGTAGATATCTGCATTACCTGTCGCTACTGCGATTCTAACATTACCCTTTTCGACAGACACGTCTACGTTACCACCGACAATTAGTTTATTGTCTTTTGCAACTACAGTATAATTATCATTTACAATTCTAGTTACCTCTGAACCATCAGGGTGTATCTCATGGAACGTTCCACTTCTATGTTCGATTGCCATTCTTTCTACACCAAGAGTATCGTCTATCTCAACGATATGTCCTGACTCTGTAGTCATGGATTTGTTATATGGATATACTGGTTTAGCAGGTGATACTGGGAATGCCCATTCCTCGTCTACTACTCTTTTCTTTGTATTGTCTGTAAAGATTTCTTTTGTGTTTATGTGTTTTAGATTCTCAACTTTATCGTCTACAACTTTTGTAAAACTTCTATGTGTATATGTTGCGATACCTGTTGTGTTATCATTTAAATCTGAAGCGTCATAGTATCTTGGATAGTAAGGTAAATCATCTTTGGTAAGTTCTACTTCTTCTATTGTTGAACCTGTTCCGTCATAGTTCAGCGTGAGAGACTTGACGTGTTTTGGTGCGGTATCTAATGCAGTAGTCAATCCAAAACTTCTAGTCCTATCGTGTGTAGGTGTTTCACCGTCTGGCGTCTCAGCATAGTCTGCTATTGTTAATCGTCTTGGGTCATTGAATCCGTCTTCAATCTTTCTTTGTATCAATTCGTCTTTGATTGTAATACGAGAACCCTGTGCAGGCATTCCAGCTGCTACACCAAGAACCACTGGGTCTTGCATATAGTTTTCGTCTCTCCAAAAACCGAATACCGTAGACCCTTCTACGAGACCGTTACCTTTTCCGAATCCTGAGAGTCCTGCTTCTGTTGTTGGAAGTAATACTTGCGCCCATGGTAAATCAGGTGTTGAGATTTGGTCTTTGATATGAGTATGTACTCCGTGTACACGCACACGCACACGGCCAATCTTTAATGGGTCTTGTCTGTCTTCTACTATCCCGTACCAAAATTTCATTTTATCTCCAAGGTAACATTGTCATACCAAGTTGATTTAAACCCAACTCTAATAATATGAATACTAATAGACATGGGCCTAATTGCCATGCCCACCATTGCCAACCTTCCAAACTGTCTACCCATTGTCTGAGTTTACTGTTTCGTGCCTTATCATATGCACCACTCTTTTCACCTATTTTGTTTGCCCAATGGTTTGGGTCTACCCAATTTTTAAGTGCTTTTAGAAATCTAATTATCATACTTCCCTCGGAGCTGCTGTATTATCTAATGGTGTATAGTCTGCAATCTTCTTAGCATAACTTTCTTTCACGCACTCGACAAAACATTTCCCTACCTTATCAGCAGGGATACCATTAATACATATGTCTGTAATCAAATATCTATTGTCGTTCATTTTATCTGAGATATCTACACCACCTGTTGAAGATTGCGGTGGTGGTATATCTAATTTAATAATTGTACCTACATTTAAATCTGTTCTCATAGGTATTGTGATTATGATTCTGTTTTGTTGTAGAATCTCTAACATTGCCCTACGTTCTAATTTACCAGCATCGACTTTAGCAGACCAACCTTTAAATGATTCTTCGGTATCTAACTTATCTGCATTGTCAAAAGAATGCACCATTTTAGTATCATAAATTTTCAACGAATCATACTTGTAACCTAGATTTGCGTCAACGTCTTTTTCTGTAACTGGCGGAGAAACTTTTGCGTCCGTTACATTTTCTGTTGTAAAGACTTTTTCAAATACTTCATTTTGACCACCCGTTCTAATTAACGGAAACCCTGATAAATGGTTTTCTGCATTCCTTTCAAACAAGTCATTTATAGAATACAGGTCTACTTCGTCTACTTTTCTTATCGGGTCATATGTTATTTGTGTTGACGCATATGCACCACCAACCATTCCTCTTAATGTATCTGCTCTTTGTGGTATTTGTATATCTTCAATAATAGTATTAACACCACCGTCAGCATTTGCGTCTACGTCTGCAGTTTCTGTATCTGCTTGTCTTGAACCATATGAGAATGTAAGGGGGAACTCTTCTTGAAACATTGAATCGATTGATTTAAAAGTAAAACCACCGTTTAGTGTTTGATAAAAGAACATACCATTTTTGTATACTGCTTTTTCTTCTAGTCCTTTATCTGCATTGTTAACTGTAAAGTCTATAAACTTATCGATAGTCCAGTTAGGTACAACCATTTGTTGATTTTCAGGTTTAGTATCTTCCCAATGAACAAACTCTTCTGTTTCCATATGTCCTTCATTGATTAAAACATTCTGCAACATTTTATCATATGAACCACGCATGACTCTAGACACTCTAGTATTTCTAGCAGTAAACATGCGTGGGTCACATACCTTTAAAACATAGGATTGGGTTGATTGGTCTACTCTGTTAACTGCAGTTATTTTGTAGACTTTTAAATCTCTGTCTACGGTAAACTCTTTGGGAGCTTCTTCTCCCATACCTTCAATTTGTTTGACTGCAATACGTATATATTCGTCACCTGTAATCTTAAAATTCTTTAACAGGTCAAGACCGTCTATAATACTAATATCACCTGTAACAAACTTATTGTAAATACTTTCGTAAAGACGAAAAGATAAAACAAGACCCTGTATGTCTACAGACTCGCCTTCTTGGTTTACTAGATTAATTGCGTCAATGGTGAATACACCACCCTGCATGTTTTTCTTTTCAGACATTATACACTCATTACACGTTCAAACTCAGATACCACTCTTCGTATGAACTCAGGTTTGATAACTTTTATCTTTCTTCTCGCTTCGTTGTCTTCGTATTCTTTTTCGTAATACGTTCTTGGTTGATAGGTTCCTGTACTATTATTATTGTATCTAAATTCTTTGTCGATTGCATCAGGGTCATAGTAATATGCAACACCGTCTACTCCGTTTGCTACACTGCTAGGTGTAAATACCTTAGTGCTACTCGCACCCGTAACCGCTTGGTTGGCCACAAATTTTTGGCCGTTTGTTGTTTCTACTAAAATTCTATTGTAAGTTGGGTCAACTTTTAAAATTTTACCTTTACGTGTTCCTTGAGTTATGTCTTCACCAATTAAAAATTTAGAAGTAGAAGATACTATGTCCGTACTCGTAGACGCAACTAAAAATTGGCCAGGATATGTAGATTTCATATAATTTTCAAATGTAGAAGTATCCATATGCCAATCGTAGTAATTAGTAATGTCATTTGCAAGGAATAATGTCCAGTGTAAATCACCATTACCATATAGTTTACTTGCAACTATATCAGGTCTTTCACCTTCTTGTAGTTCATAGACTGTGTAATCGATTACTTGATTAAGTTGTGTGCCTTCTAACTTTGCTTTACGAAAGAAGTCTTTGATTGTAACAATCTTTCCATTACTAAGTGTGTATCTTACTTCGGGAAAATTCTTAAATAGTTCGTTTGCCATTATCCGTCACCCCTTGTCTGTCTATCACGAATACTGTAGTCAGTACCAGTAATAGGTTGACCCCCATCTCCTGTGCCTTGACCAATTGGAGAAATCTTTTGGAAGTTCTCTTGAGTAACAATTTTGATTTCTGTAAAGTCTAACTTCATAGCAGACTTTGTTGGTTGTCCGTTTTCAAAGAATCCTAATTCTGTATCTCCGTGTTGGATATCGCAACCAGTACAAACCATAGGCATAAATCCGTCTAGTCTTTTTTTGATTGGGCCATCAAATGATACGTCAAACACGTTTGGATAGTTAAAGAAGTTTTCGTTTTCTGTTGTCTCTGCACTACCATATGTATCAGGTAACATTGCAGTTCTGAAATAGTACATAATCTGTTGTACCATATCTGCTTCTTCTTCTGAACGTGGATAGAATTCATATTGGAATGAGAAAGAACGGAATCCAATGCCTTCCAACAATTGTTCTTCCATTGGATTAACTGCTCGTCCAGCATTCATGTTCATGAAATCTCCTGTGGCAGAATTCATAAGTTTGTTTATAGCAGCTCCTGCTACATTTTTGACTTCTGCACCGAACTGTTCTAGGTCACCCCCGTCACCAAAAAAGTTTCCTGATTCTCCACCGTCAAACATATCTGCAAGACCACGAATACCAGCACCGAATCCTTGAGTCTTATAGTTAACAGTAAAGTTACTTGCTAAATGTTCGGGTTTAACATACAATGCTATTTCTAGATTCTTTTTCGATAGTAGGTTTTCCCCATTCTTTCCGTCTCTTGCTTCACGTGCCCTAGTTTGAAAAAGAATGTAGTTGTCTAGTTGGTCATACAGTGGATAAATTAAATCTATATCTGCAGTTGAAGGTGTCGATTTTGCAATTGACTTACCTTTATTTCTTGCATCAAGATTTTTCTCTAAAGAAGACCGTCTCTTCTCTAAAGTTCTTTTAGCTTCTTCTGCTTGTTCTCCTAACTGGTCAAGAACAGTTGTCTTGTCTAAGTTCTTAAGTTTGGTCTTGATACCTTTTACAGATTCTACAGCGGACTTTGCTTGGTTGACTTTGTCTAATAATTTGCCTATTGCCATAAATACCTTCGTCTTAATAATTAATTGGTAATATATCTATTTATGTCTTACAGTGGCAAGTTTAAACCGAAGAACTATAAAAAATACAAAGGAAACCCTACAAAAATCTTTTATAGGTCTTTATGGGAAAGAAGATTCATGGTCTACGCTGATTCAAACCCTAATATCATTGAATGGGGTTCGGAAGAAGTAGTCATTCCTTACATATCACCTCTTGATAGAAGACCTCACAGATACTTTCCCGACTTTTACATTAAGTATGTGAATGCTTCGGGACAAACTGTACGGGAAATCATAGAAGTCAAACCAAAAAAACAACTTAAACCGCCAAAGAAACCTGAACATAGAGTTTCCAAAAGATATCTTATGGAAGCACAGACATATGCAGTCAATCAGGCAAAGTTCAAAGCAGCTGAATTATACTGCAAAGAAAGAAGATTAAAATTTAGGATATTAACGGAAGACCATTTGACTTAAATGCATAAATAGTTGTATGGGACAACTATTGGACGATTTACAAAACGAGAAACCTGCTGAACTAAGAGCAAGAAGTATCGAATCCATGAACTGGTTCCGTAACAATTTAAGACAAATAAGAGTGCGGTCTACTTCCTTAATGGACGAATTTGATACTGAGGGAGCGCTTCAACTAGGGCAAATGTATATGTTCTTTTATGACGCAAAGACACAGGACAAACTCCCATATTGGGACTACTTTCCTTTATGCATTCCTATTAAGAGATATAAAACAGGTTTCATGGGTTTGAACCTACATTACTTAGCACCAAGATATAGAATTAGATTACTGGACGCTATGTATGAGTATGCTTCAGACGGTGTATTTGATATCAATTATAAATTGGTGAAGTCAGTCGGAAAACTAAGGTGGGCAAAACCATGTGTAAAACAATATCAATATGGATTCTTTAAGAGTTACATAAAGAAAGTAGACTCTCAGTATTATGATTTAATATCCATGTTACCAACAACGAAATTTAACGTGAATGCAAACACAGTATATTCAGAATCACTAGGAAGAATTTAATGGCATTAAGAGATTTAGTAAAACAAGGTGTTTCCAACTTTTTAAGTGGGAACGACAAAGGAACTGCAATCGATAAGTTCAAAGCAAACTTTGATACAGGTGCAAGAACAAATAGATTCCAAGCAGACTTTTTTGGCCCGCAGGGATTATCTTTAGAGGGGTTACGTTGTGACTCTGCTTCATTGCCAGGCAGAACAATTGAATCAACTCCATGGTCAGAATATGGACAAAAGAGACAAATGCCTCACGCAGTAAATGACGGTGGTGAAACTACGTTCTCTTTTTTCTGCGACCAAACATTCGCTGACAGATTAATAATCGAAGCATGGCAGTCTTTAGTATACACTGCTGGTGAAGGTAGTCAATTACAACCTACCTTTGCATACTACAATGATTACATAGGACAAGTTGATATAACACAATACAGGATTGACGGTAACTCTGCATTGAAATATAAGTTATATGAATGTTATCCAAAAGCTTTTGATGCAATGGCATTAGACTCAAACTCTCCTGATAGTATATTGAAGTTTGGGTGCACCATTGCATATCGAGGGTGGGAAGTAGAATATACTCAACCACCTGAACTATCAGGACTAAATAAAGGAAGGAGAGCACTTAATGCTGTCATGGAAGGACTATCAGTCGCTTCTAGATTTGGTGGCAAAGGTGATAAACTTCTTGGAAAACTGACTTCACTGGATACTAACCTTGGTAAGGTTAACAATGTATTCGGTAGTGGCGGTTAATTTTTATTATTTGAGGAAATAAATTATGGCATTACCAATACAAAGTGCACCTACTTATAAGTGCGCCTTGCCAAGTGACGGACGTGAAGTAACATTTAGACCGTTTCTTGTTAAGGAACAAAAGGTTTTAGTAATTGCGAAAGAGGGTGAAGACCAAAGTCGGTCACTTGCTTCTATAAAGCAAATGATTAAGGCAGTAACATCATTCAGTGAAAACGAATGGTTGGACGTTGAAAAACTTCCTATGTTTGACATTGAATATCTGTTCATTAAAATTAGAGCAGTATCAGTAGGTGAAACAGTTAAACTTAATCTAACTTGT